AAAATTCGCCGCTGCCTCCATATAAAACCCGTTGGAACCGTTCCTCAGGGTAAATCCGCCGCTAAATCCTAGCCTGACCCTTAGCGTTCCAGAAGTGACGGAAGCATTAACGCTTACCCGATAAAGCCGCCCGACAGTCAGGCCCGGCGTCTGGCTAATTACACCTGTCGTAGCGGATGCAACGGCTTGACCGCCCGTTATCGTCCAGCCAGCGTCTTTGGTCCAATTTGTGTCCGCATCAAACGTCCCATTCGTAACCAACTCCGACCCCAGCACCAGCCCCTTGGACTTATCCAGAGCCAGTGCAACGGTTTGACCGGGGGTGGTCACAGGCGTGGTGCCTGCCGTGTCTTGGAACAATGTCGTCAGGTCAGAAGGGTCATACCAGACGCCGGGTTCGGATGCGCCAAACAGAACGGCAGGCGTAAACGGGGCAGTGCCGCCCATAAGCCGACCAAACGGCGACCGAAAGCCATCAAGCGGGGAGTAAATCTGGCGCATGGTCGCCCACTATTAAAGGTGGCTGACGAAGATCGGCGTCGTGTTTTCCGCCCAAGCCCAAACCCGATCACGCGCGGCAAGGCCGGGGAACAGATCCGCAAGCGAAACATTCCGCTCGCCCTGGCCGGGGTTGTATCGGATCGCGCCAGACGCATTCGTGGGCGCCGTGCCGTCGGTCGTGGCTTTGATCAGGATGTGACTGCCGCCGACGTTCTGGAACGTGATCGCGGTCACGTCAGCGTCGGTGAGCTGCGTCCAAGTCGCTGCCGGGATCGTGATTGTAAGATTTTGAGCCATGATGCCTATCTCCGTTCATTTCGGATGGATGTTGGCCACACCATAGCACAGCAATCAGGATGGCGCTACAGGCCACTCCACACTTGCCGGGAAACCCTCTTGGTCAGGAATATCCCGCAGCGCCTGCCGATAGACGGCCCATGCAGCTTGATCGACCGGAGCATCAGCAACTTGTGTCCAGTCGCAGGCGGCAAGCAAGGCGTTGCGCTGAGCGCGCGCAATAGCAGCATAATCTGGTTCTGGAATTACTGGAGCAACATACTCAGCCGGTCCCATATCCAGCGCCGCCGCATAAATATCTCGGCCATGCTGCTCAACGTCATTAGGATCAGCAGTGAACGGTATCCAGCCATGCGCCGGGTGATCAATCTCGCAATCAATTCGGCCATCTGCGGTAAAGATAGGGTTTCGAATATCCATTACGAAATCCTCAGCCAAAGAGTTGCACCATAGAAATATGACACATCAGCACCAGCGCCACCTGCATCCATGTCCGCTGTCCTATATGTGTGCGTTCCCATGCATCGCCACGTCCCGGACAATGCAGTTCCAAGGTTCATTGAGAAAGTTGCGGTGGAGTTCTTGCCAAAAGGGTCTTCGTCTGACGTAAATGCCGCAGTCGGCTGCAAACTTGATCCCGCCAGGGTAGCCCCAAACGCATAGTTTGCTGTAGTGCTTGGCCTTGCAAAAGCATACGTTCCAACACCCCCCACAGAAGCACCAGCCACACCATCAACAATAGCTGCAAATGCGATCTTCGGCGCAGTGGCATCCCCCTCCGCAATAGCCAACGGATTATCCCGCAGCGCCTGGATGGTCGTTGCAAAGGGCTTCGCCCCAACCCCAACAAGGGCGTTTGAGAGTGTCGTGTATGTCGTCATGTCATCACCCTACATCAAAGCCAAGTAAATGGAAGGCCATTACCAGCGCCATCCGTGCCAGCCGCGTCAACCCAAGCGCCAATCTCAGTGCTGGGGCGGGTTTCCGTCCCCGCCACCCATTGCCAAAGCAGACCTGCGCTGTTGTTGTCTTCGGCAATAAACCGATAAACCCCGCCCTGCTCAACAGTCTCTGCCGACGTGATCAGCCACTGCCCGACCCGCTCTGCCCCGGTGAAGTCCACGTCAAGAAAATGCCGGATTTCCGCCGCGTCGCCCGTCCAGAAGCTGCTGATGTCGTTGGCTGTCAGATTGAACGTGATATGCCGGCGAACATCGCGGAAGCGCCGCAGATAGCTATCGCCAAGCGATCGAGCCAGAACCCCCGTCCCGATCCAGCGGCAGAAGATTTCCTTAACCGCAGGCTCGCCGTATTGCTGCTCTTTCTCGACATCAATGAAGGCTTCAGCCGCTCGGAAGCTAAACTTGTCCGCGATGTTCAGAACAGGGCTGCGAAGGCCGTAGTAAACGTAAACCTGCGACGCGCGATCCTTGGCCACCTCTTGAATGGTGGTGCTGTCCGCAATGATGTTGCCCTCTTGGGTCAGCAGGCCTGGCAGTGAGTTGGGCCGCTGGGCGCGCAGGATGATCTTCTGCACCCGCTCATCCCACCAGATATTGGCCTGCGCTTGCTGGCAGATCTCGCCCACCAACTGCTGGATTTTCACAGGGTCGGTCAGATAGGCGGTGAAGTTATACAGATCGCGCCATTCCAGCTTCTGAGCGTCCCACGCGGCCTTGTCGATGTAGGATGTGGGAATGCCGCCCCAGACCGTCAGCAGGTCATACAGAATGTCCTGAAACGGGTCATCCTCATAGGCCAGCACCCGCTGCACGCGGTCAAACTGGTTGTGAGCCGCCGCCGTCGTGTTCAGCGCGCCCCGCGTTAAATCATATATTAGGACATTAGAGCCAGATATTTCCGCAGATGCATAAGCTATTACCTCGTTGTTAATCCGCACCCAGCCGCCAGGATAATCAGATAGAACAGCTCCAGCGACTTGAAACGATGTCCCGCCAATGGCAAGGTTGGCGGCCAGCGCCCCATTAGACAGCTTCGGCGCGGCAATGTCGTTGTCGGTGACCTTGCGCAGAATGTCCTTGGCCGTGATCTGCACGGCGGCTTTGTTGGCATCGATCTTTTCGATGGAGTATTCGCGCTTGATCATGTCGGTCAGCGCGTCGCCAAAATAGCCGTCATAGACCCGCAGCACGTAGCCTGTATGGAACGGGTTTCGCACCAGCCACTTGGTCCAGAAGCTGCCCCGCGTCATGGGGTCATAAGACCGCGTGGAGAGATACGGATCAAACCCGACATCGTTATACGGGAAGTCGCGGATAGTGACCTGAGCCACAGCCCGCAGGCCGAGCGGCGAGATGTCATCATTGCCCGCAGCCACGTTCAGCACCGTAGGGGCCGTCTCGACAGACATCAGGGCCGGGAATGCCGTGCTGGGCTGAAATGCCGTGCCGCTGGCTATGTATCGGTTGGCGGCAGGCATCACAAAGCGCATCACCACCGTGTCGGTCAGATCAAGCGCCGATCTGAATTTGCAGGTCGCATCTGTATTCCAGCAACTGTCGCCCGTGGCCAAGCAAGGCGACGTGCCGAAGACGCGGCTGCACAATGGCTGCACGATCTCGACGATGGTTAGGGGTTCCCGAACAAAACTCATGCCTTGTCACCCATCGCAAAGTGAGGGATAGTAGCGGGCCGGGAGGTTGCAGCCTCGACCGGCCCATACCAGCGGAAGGAACCCGCCAGATGCCGAAGAAGATACGACCAATCCGCATTGAAGGCAACATTGCATATATCCCACTTACGCAGGGGTTTAATGCCATTATTGACGTCGATGACGTTGCATTGGTGCAAGAATTTAATTGGACAGCTGCTCGAGATGGAAGAACGGTCTACGCATATAAGATGATAAGGGCGGGGTCCAAGCAGAAAATGCTTTATCTGCATAGGTTTATTCTTGCTGATGTAGATGGCTTTAATATTGACCACATTGATGGTGATGGCCTCAACAATAGAAAAGAAAACCTTCGAAAGGCTACAACTCAACAAAATGCGATGAACAGAAAAAAACCAATTACCAATGCATCCGGCGTCAAAGGCGTATCTTTTTGCAAGAGGATGAATCGGTGGAAGGCTAAAATTGTAATATCTGGCAAAAGCATCCATCTTGGGTATCATGAAGAATTGCATGAGGCTCAACGCGCATATCGTGATGCTAGCGAGAGATTTCATGGATGCTTTGGCCGAGCGTCTTAGCATTTTATGTCCCAAGATACCCTGTGATGTCTAGAGATACAGACATCAAATCCCGGACGCCTTGGTTCGACGGCGTTGGCGTCTGATCGGTCCAGCACCAAGCAACACTCTCCGGCATCCGCAGTGGGTTCTGGATCAGCGCAAAAGGCGTCTGGGGCAGCGCCATGCTGAACGGCTCAAAAGTTGATCGATACCAAGCCGCCGTTAGGTTCTGCCATTCCATTGTCGTCCGCCGCGCCTGCCGCTGGATCGTGCGCCCGAGCCATTGCCCGCTTTCGCTCATCGCATGGCGCGTTTCCACGATGCGGTTAAGGCCGATCGGTTGTGCGCCGCCATAGACAGGCCGCTCCATTTGCAAAGCCACGCCAGCGCGAATGATGCCGATCTGGGCTGCGGTGGATGCGCCCGTGATCTGCACGCGCAATTGACGAATGACATAAGGCGATCCGGCGTTATTGATCATCACGGCGATGGTATCGTCATCAGTTGGCACAATCGTCGCGCGGGTGGTGAATGCCCCGCCAACCGTCGCCGCAGTCTGAATGACAGCCGTGCTGCCCGTGCTGCCCAAGTTGTGCGCGGCGATGATCACGGTATCAATCGAAGCATTGGCCGCAGTTGTCAGCGTCCAGTTTGATGGCAGAGTGCCGCAAGCCCACCGCTGAAAAGTGAAATCCGTTGTAGCAAATGAACCATTGGTCCCGCCAGCCGCAACAGTGCCGGTGATGGGCGCATACAAGATCCGCGCATGATTGAGCGGCTGGTTTGACCCGACCGTATAGCCTGCCGTTGAAAGGGTCATGATACTGTCGCCCTAATCAGAGTGCTGCCGTTCCGACTTGCTTCGTTCAACTGCGATGCGATCTGGCGAACGAGGTTTTGCCCGATGCCGAAGCTGTCATTGGTCAGCGTGAAGTTCAAGGTCTGCACGTTTTGCTGCGGTGCTGCTCCGCCACCAGCCGCAGCAGTCGCACCAGATCCGCCGCCTGCCGATCCGCCAGGGGATGCCGACTTGATGTTGCGGACAGCATTCAAGCCAGACGACAACGCAGCGCCAGCCGCAGCAAAGCGTGCGAAAGGCCGCCCTGTGTAAGCCGGATCTTTTAGGACCTCGGTAAAGGCCAGCCAAGAGTTTGCCAGCGCAATGGCCGCGCCGATCTTCTTGGAGCCTGAGAACAACTGGCCGAGGTGGCCAAGCGTTGCCTGCACGCCCGCGTTGGTTTCCTTGCCCATAGCAAGCTGATGCGTCTTTTCCACCTGCTCCATCAGAGATGCATATTCCTGCTGAGACACCAAGCGGGCGTCCAGCGCCTGCTTTAGCGTTTCCTGCTGACGGGTGTAGCTTTCCATCTGCAATTGTTCTTGCGTCATTAGGCTTTCTTGCAGGGCTTGCAGTTCGGACTGGATCGGATTGACCGCCGCGCCGCCGCCGCCCATCCCGGCATCTGGAGATGCGAAGTTTTCAACGTTGAATGTGCCTGTCGTTCCAGCAAGCGCACCCATAGTGCGGGGATCGCCACGCGCCCCAATCTGGCCATAAACGGTTGCGGCCCGCGCATATTCACCAGCCTTAGTAATAGCCGCCTGAATTGCACCAAGGACAGTTTCCCAAGGCCCAGAGATGTTGCTGTTCGCAAGCTGGCGCATCACTGCAAGCATCTGATCTGACGCCTGCTTAGACAGGTCTTTAGCTGTTTTCAGCGCCATTTCTTCGTTGCGCATCTGGCGATAGCCATCAAGCCTGGCTTGGATTAATGCGACTTCAGCTTTTGCAGCATCGACGGCGGCTTGCGTGCCGCGGTTTGCCGCAAGCCTTTGCTCTTCAGCCGTAACCTTGGCGACAGCCCGAGCCAGTTCCTCGACAATCAGCACTTCGCGCTCATCGACGCCAAGCCGGATGGCCTGTGCCGAGATGCGGAAGGCTTCCGTTGCTGCGGTCAGTTCATCCATCGCCAACGTTGGCGGGCTGGCCTTCGGTGTGCATGCAGGCCACGACGTTGCCAAGTCGTTCAGTCTGCCCCGCAACGTGCGACGTGTGCCGCTGA